GGGATTGCCCAAGCTCTGGCCAAACCGTGTTGCCACCGATCAAAGCCCCAGCCGACAGGAAGTTCTTGCCCTTGAGAGAACCAGGTCCCATCGGGTTTTGCTCAGCCCACACGGAGTTCTGATCCTTAGGCAGCAGCTCCGTCGGGGTCAGCTGGTCGCGGGGGTAGCAGCCAGCCGGTTGCTGGGCAGATCCAAACTCAGCGGGACCCTCCATAGAGGCAAGGTCAGCAAAGCCTTGTGTAACGGGCTCAGGGAAGGCGCTCGTGCGAGTGTTTCCAGACACGGCGTGCGGGTTGTTTGTTGAGCTAGCCGTGTTGACAGCTCCAGGATTGCTCATTTGTCCTGCACCAGCCTCACCCGTGCTTGTTGAGGTTGCCATATTGGCAAATCCAGAACGGAACTTCTCCGCCTTCATATCAGAGAATCCTTGTTTGCCCTTGAGCAAACCAAAGAACGTGGGGTCTACCAGATAAACCAAGACGGCCACAATAACCACTACAACTAAACCAGTCACCATGTTGTTTCCTGCCATCGGTGTTTCTGTAATAGAGCAAGTGTATAATTTTCAATCCTCTCTGCGTTCACTCATCATTGTCAGTCTCCACCTCCGTTTGGGCCTCCTCCTCATCCTCCTCAGGATAGAATCCATAGCGCTCCTCAAAACGGAGTGCCATGCGCTCTGCGCGGTATTTTGCCAACTTTGCACGAATACGCGCCTCTCGGAGTTTACGTCTCATCTTTTCCTTTTGAGCATCATTCTCCAATCCAGTATCCAACCGGAGAGGAACATCGTCGGCATAAGGAACATGTAAATCGGCTAGTTCTTGGATCCATTCAGAGGCAACAGGTCGGGACTGTGGAACAAAGGTATAGGTCTTTTCAGGACTTTGTACCTCAATCGGCTCTGTTTGCTGGGAAATAGTATCCTCCAATTCAATCCGGGACTTTGCAGGAATTTTATAACAAGGAGCCCAAAAGATCTCAAATACGGGGGTATGAACCTTTAGTTTTGTGGGAATCCATCGGAGAACCCAATCGTCATCCTCTTCCTCAGATAATACAGGGGGGAGTGAAAGGCTTGTGTCAATCTTAATAATAGTCTTGGCTAGACATTGCTCAAGTGTCGGAGGTTTTACAAAGGCACTACTACAATCCTTGAGCCATTGCGTGTAGACTAGCTTGGAAATAGAGGGGCTTTGGAAATCATCTGGCGGAGAAGTAATATCTTCATAAGATTGTGTTTCACTTCCATTAAACTCAAGACCATCCAATACAAAAGGAAACGAGTCAACTGAAGAGGCAGATGTCTCAAGATTTACTGCTGGCGTAAACCAATACATGTACTTCCCATCCAAGTCCTTTTCGCGGCGAAATTTGGACGAAAAATACGGTTCAGTGGTCATCCCTGTCTGACTGCGTAGAGTGGTCCATTCCTTAAATCAAAACGCACGCTAGAATGTCCACAGCAGCGACAAAACCCGCACCCACCAAACCATCACGTAATGAATGGGTACAATCCTTTATTCAGAAACTTATCAAGAGCGTTCAAACCGATGACAATCGGAAAATGATTCAGGTATTTTTAGTTGACCCTGTACTGAATTATATTCTAGAACGCCTCTTTCCCTATGTTGCAGTCTTATGTGTGTTATTCGTGGTATTAACAGTCATGATTTCAGCAACACTTGTAATTGTCTTTACCCGTGTTGGAAATGTGCAACTTACTGCGGTGACCCAATA